AGTTTTCGACTACGTAGTTAAGATATCCATCAACTTTTTCAACCAATTCTTCTTTGGTTTTGTTGATTTCTTCATTGAGTTCTGATTTGTAGTTCTCTTCCAAACGACCAATTTCTTCGGACAGTTTTGTTTTTACTGCCATTTCGAAGATAACTGCTGTTTTTTCTTTGAACTCATCAGAAAGGGTTGCTTCGGATTCGACTAATGCTTTCATGTCGTCAGAAAAATCGATTTTAATGTCGGCAGTATTGTCTGCTTCCACTATTGCTTCTTCCTCTGTTTCCACAGATTCTTTTTGACCATGATAGGCAGCATACATGGACTTCATCTCGTCCTTTTTCATTGCCATCATTTTCATGTTCATTGCGTTGACCATGCCTGCTTTAGTCTTTGGTTCTGCCGCTTTCTTTACGACATCCCCTGCAGCATCAGTCGCCTTTAGTGCGTCTGCTGGTGCGTTTTTTGGATCGTGTCCTTTAGCTTCGCTAACTTCGTTCTCGTCTTCAACGAGTTCAACACTTTCCTGTTCTACTTGATCAGTCATATGTTTGACTCCTATATTGCTTTTTTCATTAACGAGAGGAAATTTTTGAATTCACGTACCTGTGTCTCATAGAGATCAGCACGTGATGCCTTCTTGATTTCAGTCTCAATTTTTTCAATGTCTTGTCTTTCCAGAATGCCGTTATTCCAGATCCAATCCACACCTTCCATAACTCCATTAACAAATGCTGTTGGTGCCGATGGGTCTTGTACAATATCAACTGTATTAAGAACAAAATCGTCCTTGACGATCATTGCGCCATTTCGGTTTTCAAGACTACCCATACCACGAGTCGAGACACCTAATTGAACACCACCGTCCAACAGACCTTTAACGATCTGACCATTTGGAGTGTCTAATATTGATGCTCTTCCCATAACATTATTTCCCTCAAACTTGAGTTCATTAATCTTATGAGATACTTTATCCAAGTTAACAGTCGGCCCTTCTGGGTGATTTAACTCACCAACCGCTCTGTCCTTGGAAACTTGTTGATCGACGTATGTTGCCACTGCCTGTTCCATAACAGGTTTTGGATAGATACGTCCATTTCTATTCTTCATATCTGCTTGTGCGAATACACCTTCAATGATGTATTTCTTTTTACCCTTTTCGTCTTTTTCGACGAGGCATTGCACATCTGATTCTGTGTATTCTGTAATTAATTTCATTTGTTATCCTTTGGCCGCTTTGATGAATTCTTCGCCTGCTTTTTTGGCAGAACTCAAATCTCTGAACCTATCTAATTCTTCCATATCAATATATGTTACAAAAGGTCTAGAACCCTTTATTTTGTGTATCATCAAATCGTGACCTTTAATTTTTTTATCATAAACGTGGTCGCCCGCTGGCATACCTTTTTTCATCGCCTCACGGAGTTCTTTAAAAGTTATCATTCGAACACACCTGTTGTATTATTGTTACGTTTATTTATACAAATCAAATCTTTTATTTTCAATTTAAACTGGATGACCTTCTACTTCTTCTTCCTCATCTTCAACAGTAAGATCATCGTCTTCTGTTTCTACATCAGTAGCAGCCTCTTCCGCATCCGCATCTGCTTCCGCTTCAAGTTCTTCTTCATCGACATCATTAAAGATTTGATTTGCGACTGCAATTTTTTCCTGATCGATTGCCGCATCCATCTTTTGTGCGATCATGTCATTGAAGATTGCATTTGCTTTGTTGAAGTCTGCATTTGCAGCGTAATCAATCATGTTTTCGATTGTGTTATCTTCACTCATCACTGTCTCCTCCTGCTGGGGGTTCATCGTCTTGTCCGTCATCATTATCTCCATTTTCTTGGTCTTCATCGTCGGGGATCTCTCCCTCTTTCTTTTCTTGTTCAATTTCTTCTTTCATGGTTTTCCACTCTTCTTCAGAGAGTTGAAGTACATTCTTCGCAACCCAACCTTTTGAAAGATACTCACCTATATAGTTACCTACTAAGTCCATAGTAGCCATGCGGTTCTGAATAAGTTCTGCCTCTTTGAGTTCAACAAAGTTGTTGTCTCTTACGAAGTCATAACGTATTTCGTTTGCCCACATATCCCAATCGTCTTGGGTGATGATACCTTTTAGTATCAGTTGTTTTCTAAGAAGTTCTGCAAACAGTTTAGAGAAACGTTTACGTAGTCTATCAATAAACTTCTGGAACTTCAACTCATCTCTAGAGATCTCTGTTGATCTACCGAGAGAGAACTGTGCTTCCTGTTCTAGTCTATTGATAGGTACGTTAAGTGAACGATATAATCTTTTCTGGAAATATACAATGTCGTCGATCTGTCCAAGGTTGTCACCGCCAGGCAATGTGGATATCTCAGTACCCCTACCACCTTCACGTCTTGGTAACCAGAAATCTTCGAGCATTGACATATGTTTACGATCATCTTTGATTGCACCAGTTGTCGCGTCGTATACAAGTTTGTTGCGGTATCGTGACATGATACCTTTCATGTATTCTTCTGCCTTACCTTTCTGCATGTTACCCACATCGATGTAGAAGATTCTACGTTCGGGGGCCCGCGCAAGTCGGTAAATTACGAGTGAGTCTTCCATCATTCGTAACTGGTTTACAGGTTTTAATGCTTTATGAAGGAACGATATGACACGCTTTTGGTCTGCGTCTAACAAACCAGATGTCACATATAATACACTGTCTTTTGTTAATTTTATACCTGATGCCTGTTGGCCAGGTTTTTCTTGATATATGTAGTGTTCATTTGTTTCTTCAATGATCTTCGCACCTGTGATTGGGTCTTTCTTAGACTTGACCTCTTTGACCTTACGGATCTTAGAGGAATCAATAGGGCGAATATCCATTATACCTTTACTCAATTGAGTATCATTCACGACTATATGAAATGCTAGTCGTCCATCGATATACCATTTTCTAAATATGTCGTGTCCTAAATCGACAAATCTTAACATATTTAAAAGATCTTTAAATTCTTCTGTGATTTTATTTTTAATACTTTTTGAAGTATCAACATCGTCAAGAACGAGTTCCACAGGAAACCCTTCTTCTGAACCAGATATTGCTTCGTTCATAATATCTTCGATAGCCGCATCCACTTCGGGGTGCATCGATATACCGCGATACTTCTGTATCAGAGCAGCATTATCTTTTGACTTGTCACCGTCGATATCTACATATTGAGCAAAGTGAGTTCCAGATGCAGTTACATAACCAGCACCATCCTCATCTACTGGCGGAACAATAGATTTTAGTTTTTTCTCATCCGCGTCTGCTTTTTTAGACCGCCTGATTTCAAAACCAAATAGTTTTAGAGTATTGTCTGCCATTTGTTTTCCTAAATTAAAGTTAAGTAGGGCAAATTAATGCCCTACTCTTCTATCTATACGTTAACTTGTAGTTGCTGATTCCCAATACTGTACTTGGAATTCAACTGTGAATTCTTCGATAGCATCGTTAGTTTCATAAGCGAGATCAATCGCACTTATGTTTGTTGGGAAACAACCACGGAAGTTGTAACGTTTTAACACTGTTTCGTCACGATCTAACTGTTCTACAGTTAAGTCAGCAGAGTAATCCGCTGGTGCGACTAGACCAGTATTTGCACTGTGTGCATTGATACCGTTCATCCATCGTTCCATTGCGTTTCTCACAACGAAGTCAGTGTCGTTAAGGATTGTCGGAGACCATGTTTCGAATGTTCGGTCACCAGCAATTTTAAGTTGTCTACCTCTAAACGGTACTTCAATAATCCCCATGATTGAGGCTGGTAGTTGTGCCGCTTTACACATAAACGATGTAATCTCTACATCACCCTGTGCATAAGCAGGAAAGTTGATAGTCGCTTTGAAGAGGTTTGGTCTTGCACCGCCACCTTTCAACTTTGCTTTGAAGTCGTCGATATTTAGAACTGCCATTTGTCTATTCTCCTATGCTATAGATCAAACAGTGCCAACGACTTCTTCAAAGTCAACACCAGTTCTAACTGCCACAAAGTTTAGTGTAACGTAGTTAATTGAACGTGCTGGTTTGATGAAGATGTTTGCAATGAATTCGTTTCTATCTATAACTGCCGCAGTGTTGTTTGTCTCGTCACAAACTACACGGAAGTCGGTGATACCGCGACGCCCTTGGATCTCTCTAAGGAATGGTTCGACAATGTTAGTAAATTCTGAGCGAGTAAACTCGTCGTTGAATTCAAACATGACGTTTCGTGCGGCAATTGCGATTGCTCTTTCGATACCGAGGAACAGTCTTCGAACGTTAATTCGATCAAATGCACTTGGTCTCGCAAGTTTGGTTTTGTCACCAAAGAGTAATACACCTTGGCCTGGAATGTTCGAGATTGGGTTGACCCCTGACTTATAAAGACTATCTCTTTCCGACTTAGTAGGTGAATAATTTAGTGCAGTAATTCCCAAATACTGTCCTCTTCGTGGGCCTGCTGGTGAGAACCAAGGAGCGGCAACTGCGTCTGTCGCTGCCATAAGACCAGCGGTAGAAGAACAAGCAGGAATTTGAATGTACATATCGTTGTACTTGTCATACACTTTTAGATAGTTGTTATCTACAAAGAGATAAGAACTGTTAGTGAATGTTTTTGCAGTTGTAATCGCGCTTGCATTCTGTGTAACAGAATTTACAAGGTCTGATCTTGCAGGCGAGGCGACAACAACGCAGTCTTTTCTTAGTGACTGTGCAGTTGAAACCATATCGTTTACAACAGTTGTATGATCTGTTCTTGAATTCATGCCTGGGGCAATCATCATATCGATTTCAATCGTATCTACGTCTTCGAATAGATCGTGACCTGTTGCATATTCGGTAGTAGTTAATGGGTTTGAGTTAACACCACCAGCAAGAGATATTGTTTTAATACCATCTTTAAATCCGAATTCTTTACCTGATACTGCGTCTGTTCCAGATGGCGTACTAAACATACTTGCGTCGCCTTCTCCGGCCATCCACACATATGCAGAAGCGTTGTTGATTACATCTTTTACGAAATTGGTTGATCCATCTGCGCTCTTTGCATTTTTAGCAACTGACAAGAATGGGAAACTTTCTAGAACTTCACCTTGTACACCAGAGATCAATCCGTCTTGGTCTACGATCATTACGTGGATCTCATCTGATGTTGCACCTACACCTGAAGCATACGATGATGTGCCTGGGGCACCGTCAAAGTTTGCGACGAATGTTGCGTCTGCATCAAATTTGGTTGTTGCGTCAGCGGAGTCTGCTTGCAGTAATTTAATCTGCAAACTGTTTCCTAGATCGCCTGGATATTTTGCGATAAATGTGTGGTCATCACTGTCTCTTGCGGCGAGTTGTGAATCCCAGTTATCGCGGTTTTTAACTGTTGGAGCAGCGGAAGCGTTCGCATCGTATGCGTTCTTCGCGTCTGATGTGACTTCACGAACAACTTGTAAAGCGTTCGAGTAACGTAGAAAATAAGCGGCACTGTGGAAATCCACAGAATTGTCGCTGTCGGGTGCGCCGAATGTTGACACCAGAACACTTTCATTAGCGATTTTAGTTGCCTGTTCGACAGGCCCCCAGTTAAAATCACCAACAATAGCACCTGTGCTTGTCTGAACATTTGGCACAACACCAGTTAAGTCGATCTCCTTTACTACGATAGCAGGCGACTCTGATGGAGTAAATAATGCCATGACTCTTTTTTCCTTATTGAGTTAAATGATATGAATACATAATACGGATGTTCACTTCTTCGATGAAAGTATTTATAAGAAGTTTTATTTTAAGAATAAACTAGAAATCGTTAGAATATTCGACTGCCCAAGGGGTTGAACGTTCTCTTTCCTCTAAATCTTTGATATGTTCTTCTCCAGTATCCATAAATCCAAACGGTGGTATATCATTTTCTATTTCACTGATCCGATTCTTGTACAACATTTCTTTTATATTGATATCTGTAAGATCTCGGAATATATCTGTATTGATAAAGTATCCAAACATAACAAGGTTCATCATCAAATCATCATGGTTTCCGTCTGATGCTTCGTATGATTGACCCTTTGCCTCAAATGTAGAACATTCAAGTATGGTCTGTTCGTCGTGTAAAGATATCTTTTGATTTTCTATGAGATCTTTTAGACCAGAACAACCCAGTCTTTTAGTCCTTCGGGTCATTTCTACCCCAAGCCTGTTTGCCTTGACCGTACTTTCGGTGTGCATGTTCTCATACTCAAAGTCGTGCCACAGTCCATTACAGACTATTGTTCCCTGATCGTTTGATTCTATTATGACATATGCTTGATTATAAAGAGATGCATACTTATATATAATGGTGGGGAAGAGAATAGGAGAGATAGTATTGCAGCGATAAGTAGCAACCTGTTTAAAAGGTCTTGTGCTAACGTCGATCAAGTTAAATGTAGAATAATCCTGTCCTCTTCCTTTACTTACATCCACACACATTACATAGTCGTGATCCTTTTGTGGTTCTTCATATATAAGGCAATGACTACCTTCAAGTATGCGTAAAGGATCTGCCATACGCATTGACATGAGTGCTTCCGCACCAATAAGTGTATCCCCTGTTCCAAAGAATGTATTACCAAACTCTTGGTCAAACTGTAGTTGTGACGTATTGGATATAGTCTGTTTCTTCCAGTCTTCATCGCGATTTGGAACATCCCACCAATCCACTCTAAATGGTTTGAACTCGTTTACCTTTTGGACTGCACCTTCCCATATTTTGTAGTACATATTACCGATACCGTTTGCGGTAGATGTGATAATCACCTTGGTATTCTTACCTGATGAAATAACTGGATAGGTAGATGTGTAGAACTCTGCCGCTTTCTCAACAAATGCAAACTCGTCGAGATATAGAAGTGATACAGACATACCACGAATAGACGAACCTGATGTCGCGGCTGCAATGATCCTAGAGTTATTAGAAAACTCAATAGAACCTTTGTTAAGTGCTTTACAGCCTGGTTGAAGAAAGAATGGTAGATTCTCTAACATAAGAGAAACCCGACTCAACATCTCACGTGCAGTCGCACCTTTGTTTGCAAGAACTGCAATGATTTTCTCGGAGTGAAACAATGCATACCATAAGAGATATGCAACAGACGATATAGATTTACCTGACTGTCTACACGCAAGCACCACACTAAAACGATTGTCGTCAAAGTGTTGAAACATCTTTTCCTGATATGGGTACAGATTGAAAGGTACTAACCCCTCGTCAAGCGATATCACCTTGCAATATTCCTTTGCAAAGTGTGTAGGGTTTTTCATACACTTTCGGTATTCTAAAAGATTTTCTTCAGTCCAATCTTCTAATACACCATCGCGTTTTACGTTGGGATTACCTAAATAGGTATTACTCTGATGAATCATTCGGTGTCACGTCTACCATCTTATCTTGTTCTTGAAGCATTCTCTGCAAATCAGTTGTTGAACCTACAAATAGATTTTGATTTGTAGTACCACTGACTTGTTTCTCATCTTTATTTATGTCTTTGGTTTTCTTCTGTAGATCCATCAATCTATCAGTTACGTCTGAAACGTTTTTGATCATACCAGACAATACTTCGAACGCACGAGGGTGTTCACTCTCACGTGCAAACTGCATCATTAGATCTAGAGACTCCTGACCTTTGTTGATTAGATCGTAATAGGTATCTCTGGAATGCTCATAGTCTGATTTTATTTGGTCAGAATCACTCATCATATTTTCTCACTTGTTATGCACTATCCACCGTATGTGTAATGACTGTGGTAAATCCGTAGTCGTCTTCTGCCGAAGCGTCGAGGGGGTTTGGTTGAATGTTTATCGTTGAAATCCATACATCTGAATCGGCAGATCCTTCGTCGATAATATATTGATTGACATCAATCTCGCGTATGACTTTACCTTGACCAGTAGGCCCATATAAATTGGCAGGCATTTCAAAATCTAGTTGGTAGTTAATAACTCTTCGATCTCCAACTGAACCTTCGTATGTGTCTGAGTATGCAACACCCTGTAAAGTAATTGGTACATCTTCTTTTATATCTGTAAAATCAGTAAATGGTTTTATTGTCAAACTGTACTGTGGATTAAAGTATGGTAAAATCTGTTCTAGAATCTGTAACCCATCGTCTTGAGACTTGACGTATATATTTAATTGAAAAGAAAGAGTGTAAGGTACATAATTGTAAATTCTACTTCTTGAAGATTCATCAGTCGTGTTGGGTAAAGATCTATTGATCTTTCCCATCTTTTGCAGTTGTCGTTCTGGTGCATACGTAAACGCAAGCATTTCAAAAGACATTCTAGGAAGTTTTACTGATAGTCCTGTGTTTGTATCAAGGTCTGGATTTTCTCTGATCCGTACTAGTGCTTGATCTCTGGCCGCATAAGAGATAGGAACTTTTAAAGTACCAATAACTGAACCAGAGGAATCTCTTCTAAGAACATATATGTTATTGAATAAGGAACCAAACATCGCAACACTTTTGCGAATGCGTTCGTGATAAAAATAATTAGTTAACATTACTGTGGATCTCCAAACGGATTAGTCTCAGTGAAATCCAAGAATGACATATCCGTCGCTGTTGTTTCAAATTCATCATTCTGTTCTGTCTTAGAACCTTCTATTTCTTCTGTTACTGATAAAGGTGTACAATATGCACGTGATTCGTTACCCAGTACTGCCAGACCTGTAACTGGTTTGGTAAAGTCACCTGTATTACTACCAACGTGAATAATCGATAGTTCTTTACTAGAGTCGTTCCAGTCGTGAACATCACCAAACAGAACACCACCAGCAGAATTTACCTGTTCGACATATTCACCACGATTGTACCCAGGCCCTGCACTGTCCATAATAAGTTTAAATACATATGCGTACTGTTCTGCTTCTCTATCCAGTTCAACATCACCTGTAGCAATCTGTTCGTCACTGTACTCAAATTTCTCACAACGAAGTTTGTATGTTGGTAGATTACTCAACTGATAGAATGGTGATTCGTGTTCTACGTGTGTTATTTTGAAGAAAGACTTTGACAATCCCAAATAAACTATATCACCTTCTCTTGGTCTTTCACCAGTAATCTCATTGTCATATCGAAGAACCATCTCTTTCCAACGTGTTCTAGACACAATAAAAGTTGCTTCGTCGCGTATCTCTACACCAAATTTAGTAAACAGATCTCCTTCACCGTCAAAGCCGTCGGTGTTCTCAATATACATTTCTACTTTATGAGATGAGTTGTAACGAGATTGTACGTCTTCACCAAGAATAGTATCTTCATTGATAAGATCTCTTGGAAGGTAATAAACGTCCTGACCATAAATCTTCAAAGATTCAATAATGATATCTTCGTAGAGTCTCTGTTCTGGTTTTACTACTTGTGAGAAATAGTGGTTTGTTGCCATAACGTTATCCTATAAAAAAGTCTACAGGAGTTTCATACGTCAATCTTATTTCCTCTTTTAGTCTTTCTATGTCTGCCATTCCATCATCGAATATCTGTCTACCATTCAA